TAAATATAATCGCAGGGCATGGCCGTGTTCTTGCAGCTAAAGAAGAAGGTATCACCGAAGTTCCATGTGTATTTGCGGAACATCTGACCGAAGCACAGAAGCGAGCATACATAATCGCTGACAACCGCCTTGCCTTGAACGCAGGCTGGGATACTGAAATGTTATCGGTAGAACTTTCTGAATTACAAGGTGTAGATTTTGATTTGTCGCTCCTGGGCTTTGACGATGCAGAGTTAAATAAGCTGTTGGGCGGTATTGAGGATGTCAAAGACGATGACTTTAATGTGGACGAAGAACTTTCAAAACCTGCTATTACGAAGCTGGGGGACCTATGGTTGCTAGGACAGCACCGTCTGGTGTGTGGTGACAGCACGAAGGCTGAAACATTCAATCTGCTCATGGACGGAAAGCTGGCCAACCTAACGGTGACTGATCCTCCGTACAATGTTAACTACGAAGGCACAGCCGGAAAGATTAAGAACGATAATATGGCGGATGAAAAGTTTTATCAGTTTCTTTTATACGCGTTCACCCTCACTGAAAAAGCGATGGCGAAGGACGCGTCTATTTATGTATTCCATGCAGATACTGAAGGTTTGAACTTTCGTCGGGCTTTTGATGCTGCAGGATTTTATCTTTCCGGCACATGTATTTGGAAGAAGCAATCACTGGTGCTTGGGCGTTCACCGTATCAATGGCAGCATGAGCCGATCCTGTTCGGCTGGAAGAAAAACGGCAAGCATACCTGGTATTCCGACCGCAAGCAGTCAACCATCTGGGAGTTTGACAAGCCCAAGAAGAATGCAGACCATCCTACGATGAAGCCGGTACCGCTGATAGCATACCCTATCCTAAATTCCAGCATGACAGGGTGCATCGTACTAGATCCATTCGGTGGATCAGGTAGTACCCTTATCGCCTGCGAGCAGACAAAGCGGATTTGCTATACAGTTGAACTGGATGAAAAGTTCTGTGATGTAATCGTGAAACGATATATCGAGCAGGTAGGCAGCAAGGATAATGTGTATCTCATTCGGGACGGTGTGAAGATGACTTTTACAGAGGTTGAATCAGCCTGATGCACATATATTCCTGCGCAATATTACTTGCTATTCCACAGCTTTAGAGTGATATATGTAATCACCAAAAAGCTAAGGAGGCTAACGAAAATGGAAGCAAGTTTCAACGTATCCGGCGAGGCAAGAAAAGCACTCGCCAAGGCAATAGGAGAAGCCCTCGGCCTTGAACCTGTTTATAAAGGTGCACCGAGCTTTGCCTATGTTGTAGGCAATATCAACATCAGCAAGGATGGGACTCTTTCATGGAATGATCGCACGGACGAGATTACCATCCAGAACTTACTGAAAAAACTTCTGGAACTCGGCTTTACCTACGAAACTGACGAAGCAGGCACCGGTGAAATGTGTGACACGCTTACGATAGAAATGCCGCTTGATGGGTTTACCGACTCAGCACTCGAGAATCTGGAACGGCTCATTGCAAGCAAAGAGTCTCTCATTAAAAAGGCAATCGGAGTTGATAAGCTGCCTATCGAGCGGACAGAAACAACAATCAGGTTTCCATGGTTCCGCTTCGGGATTGAGCCAGAGGAGCTTTCTGCTTACTCTCGCTTTATTGGTGCCCTTTGTGCAGCTGCAAAGGAACAGCACCGCGTGACTGCTAAGGATAAACCTGTTGAGAATGAAAAGTTCGCTTTTCGAGTGTTCCTGATAAGATTGGGCTTTGTGGGCGACGAGTATAAAACTGCGCGAAAAATCCTGCTCAGAAACCTATCTGGCAATAGCGCATTTAAGAATGGTGCTCCAGCCAAAGTGACGGAGGTATCAGATTATGAATAAGTTCCCTTCAAAGGAGACTGTGGAGAGACTCCGAAAGCAATACCCGGTTGGAACTCGTGTTGAATTGGTACGGATGAATGACCAGTACTCCAAATTGAGACCCGGAGACAAAGGTACAGTAGACTTCGTGGATGATACGGGTACGATATTCTGTACTTGGGATAGAGGTTCAAGCCTTGGTGTCGTGTATGGTGAGGATTTAGTGAAAAAGCTGTAAAGGATTAGGCTAAGTACGGGCTCCCCTACCCATATATTTGTGTGTTTTTCTCCTGAATATTGCTTGCTATATAAGCCTTTTAGAGTGATATATGTACATGCCGAAAGGCACAAAGCATACAAGCACAGGAGGAAAATCACGGTGTTGACAAGCAGATTTGGAATTGAAATTGAATTTACAGGTATTACGAGAAGCGAAGCAGCAAGAGTTACCTCTGAATACCTTGGCGGGACAATTGCCAGCGCGGGCGATTACTACGATACCAAGAAAGTCATAGCGCCAGACGGACGGATTTGGAAGCTTATGAGCGATGGAAGTATCTCCTGCCAAAAGCGAAATGGCAGGCAAAAAGTAGCCGCTACTCGCGAATATAGTGTGGAACTGGTCAGTCCAATCCTTACCTACCGGGAGGACATAGAATGCCTGCAGGAGTTAGTCAGGCGGTTGCGTAAAGCAGGGGCTTTTGCCAATGCTTCCTGCGGCATACACATTCACCTCGATGGTTCCAAACACACACCAAGGAGTATACGCAACTTTATTAACATCATTGCCAGCAAGAATGACCTTTTTTACAAAGCACTTCAGATTGCACCGGAGAGGATGAAATACTGCAAGAAGATGGACAGCATACTGGTCGACAAAATGAACAAACGCAAACCTAAGACCATGCAAGCAATTGAGGAGATTTGGTACGAAGGCTACAGCGAGAGCCGCGACAAATATTATCACAAAAGTCGTTATCATTTTCTGAACCTTCACAGCTTTTTCACCGGTAATCACACGGTAGAGCTTAGAGGCTTTAACAGCGAACTTCATGCTGGCAAGATAAGAAGCTATGTGGTTTTGGCCTTAGCCCTCAACCATCAGGCGCTTACGCAAAAATGTGCGTCGGCAAAGAAGCCGCAGACGGAGAACGAAAAGTTCGCTATGAGGACTTACTTAAACCGCATTGGCTTCATTGGTGAAGAGTTTGCAAACTGCCGCGAACATCTGACTGCTCACTTAAATGGATCGGCGGCATGGCGATTTCGGGCGGCCTGAACCACCCGAGAAGTCTAAGCTAGAAGGAGGACACAAAGAATAATGGATAAAAAACTGTACGTTGCCTACGGTTCGAACCTCAACATAAAGCAGATGGCAAACCGGTGCCCCACAGCAAGGGTGGTAGGTACCAGTATATTGAAAGATTGGCGGCTCCTGTTTCGGGGCGCTCACGCGGATGCAGTGGCGACAATAGAACCTTTTAAGGGCAGCAGTGTTCCTGTATTGGTTTGGGAATTGACTTCTGCAGACGAAACTGCACTCGATCGCTACGAAGGCTGGCCTTTCCTTTACCGAAAGGAGACTGTAAAGGTGAAACTAGGAGGTAAAACCGTTAAAGCTATGGTATATGTTATGAACGAGGGTAGACCGCTTGGCCAGCCAAGCTGCTATTATTATACCATGATATTGGAAGGCTATAAGGACGCAGGTTTTGACTTGGATATCCTGCGCCAGGCCACCATTGACTCAGTAGAAAAAGATGTACCCACTGATGACTGAAAAGATTTAACTGGTAAATCTCAAGAAACAGAATAAGAAAAATAGGCAAAAGCAAAGGGCTTCCACGGAGGCTCTTTCCTTTTGCCTATTTTTATGAAGGAGGCGGCGCCTATGCGTAAATTAAAGAAATACAAGCCAACCGCCTTCATGGCCGAAGGCTCATATTATGATAAAGATGCCGCAGACTATGCGGTTTCTTTTATACAGGCTCTCTCCCACACGAAAGGCTCCTGGGCGGGTAAGCCTTTTGAGCTTATCGACTGGCAGGAGCAGATAGTCCGCGATATATTCGGTATTCTTAAGCCTAATGGATATCGCCAGTTTAATACGGCGTATGTGGAGATTCCAAAGAAGCAGGGCAAATCAGAGCTTGCTGCAGCTATTGCCCTTTTGCTGACCTGCGGTGACGGCGAGGAACGCGCTGAAGTATATGGCTGTGCGGCTGATCGTCAGCAGGCTTCGATTGTTTTTGAGGTGGCAGCCGACATGGTACGGATGTGCCCTGCACTGTCCCGGCGTGTAAAGATACTGGCTTCAACAAAGCGACTGATATATCTTCCAACCAACAGCTTCTATCAGGTGCTGT